CAAAAGAAGCCAAACAAGAAGAATCAAGTATTAATTTAGATAATGCCTTTGTTAAAGAGGATGATAGGGTATTAGACCCAACCCTAATTGACAAAAGCATACTAGAGAGGATGCCTCAACCAACTGGATGGAGAATGTTAGTTCTGCCATACAAAGGTAAAGGCATGACAGAAGGTGGAATCCAATTAGTAAAGGAAACTATCGAAAGAGAGAGTCTAGCAACTGTAGTTGCTTATGTGGTTGCCATGGGACCGGATTGTTATAAAGATGCCAAAAGGTTTGAAAAGCCTTGGTGTCAAGAGAAACAATGGGTGCTTGTTGGCAGGTATGCAGGAGCTAGGTTTAAATTAGGAGATGAGAGTGAGGTCAGAATCATCAATGATGATGAAGTCATTGCAACCATCTTAAACCCTGATGACATCATATCAGTATAAGAGGATATAGACATGGAAAATCAAGTAGATGAAATTCAGGTTCAGCTAGAAGAAGCCAACAATGATGCTGTTGAAGAAACAGTTTCATTAAGTGAGGCAGAATCTACAGGGGTCAACTCAGGTGACTCTGATGATGAACTGGATAGATATACAAGAGGAGTAAGCAAAAGAATTAATAAGCTTACTGCTAAGTATAAAGCCGCTGAAGATAGAGCGGTACAAGCTGAAACTCGTTATGCACAAATGCAAAATGAAGTTAATGCTCTTAGAAAAAAGCAAGCTGTTTTAGATGAGAGTTATACCAGTGAGTATGAAAATAGAGTGAAATCACAAAAAGAACAAGCTGAAGAACTCTATAGAAAAGCTAAAGAAACCAATGACCCTGATCTTGAAGTAAAAAGTGTAGAGCTTTTGAACAAGGTTGCATTAGAAGAGGAAAGGGTGAGATTAGCAAAAGTACAATCTGAGCAAAACAGGGTTGTACAAGAGACTCAACAAAATGTAGTCCAAACTCCACAACCAGTGTATGATGAACCTAAGCCTGATGAAAAAGCAGTAGCTTGGGCTGAACAAAACTCATGGTTCCAAAAGGACAGAGTAAAAACATATACTGCAATGGGTATTCATGAAGATTTAACCAATGAAGGTTATGATGGTACTGAAGATGAATACTATCAAGAAATGGACAAAAGATTGCAAAAGGTTTATCCTGATTTAAGATCAGATGCTAGTAAAGATGCAAACCCATCTGTGCAAAGGGTGGCATCTGCTTCCAATGGAAGTAGGCAACAAGCACAAGGCAAGAGAACAGGTATTAAGATTTCATCTGACCACCTCTCTGTGAAAAATAATATTAAGCCAAGAGGCATGTCTCAAACAGACTGGCTCAAAAGAATTGGTAAAGAAATTGTTAAAATTGAAGGGAGAACATAATGGATTTAGATAAAGTAGAACAAAATACTCGTTCATCTCGTGAAGAAGAGCAACACGATAAAAGTGCTAGAAGAAAACCATGGCAACCTGCAAGAATGTTAGAGACACCTCCTGCACCTGAAGGCTATCAGTATAGATGGATAAGGTCAGAATATGTTGGTGTTGAAGATAGGAACAATGTTTCTGCTAGGATGAGAGAGGGTTGGGAGTTCGTCAAACAAGAAGAAATCCCTGACTTCCCTTTACCTACAATAGAACATGGGAAACATGCAGGTGTTATAAGTGTAGGTGGACTGATATTAGCTAAAATACCAGTAGAAACTGTTGCTGAGAGATCAGATTATTACAAGAACAGAAACATTCAACAGAATGATGCTCTTGACAATAATATGTTTAATGAGCTTGATGGCAACAATAGATATGTTAAATATTCTAGTGATAGACAGTCTAAAGTTAATTTTGGAAAAAAAAGGTAGGATATAATTATGGCAAATAAAGATGCCTCTTTTGGTCTGAAACCAGCAAGAATGATGGGAGGCGCACCTTACTCAGGTGGGCAGTCTCGTTACAGAATTGCCGCTAACTATGGTACAAGCATTTTTCAAGGTGATTTGGTAAAACAAGTTACTGGAGGAGGTGTTGAAAGAGCCGCTGCTTCTTCAACTGTGCCTGTAGTTGGTGTCTTTAATGGATGCATGTATACAGACCCAACCACATCAGAACAAATATTTAGCAATTATTACCCTGCAAGCACTAATGCTTCAGACATAATTGCCTTTATAGTTGATGACCCTAATGTGGTTTTTGAAGTACAGTCTGATGACACTTTCCCAGTGGCAGACCTGTTTGGTAATTTCGATATAATCGATACTAACTCAGGAAGCACTACTACAGGGATTTCAGGTGTTGAACTGGACTTATCAACAGGTGCAACCACTACAACATTACCTCTAAAGGCTATTGATATTTCTCAAGACCCTGATAACAGTGATGTAAGTACCTCTAATACTAATGTAATGGTTGTTATTCAAAATCACATATCTGGCGTTAAAGGCGCTGGTCTAGCATAAGGTAGGTAAACAATGGCAATAAGTAGAGCGCAACTAGCAAAAGAGCTAGAACCCGGACTAAATGCACTGTTTGGAATGGAATATGATGAATATGCAGGAGAATACGAAGAGCTATTCTCAATCGAGGACTCAGATAGAGCCTTTGAAGAAGAAGTATTGATCGTAGGATTTGGTGCCGCACCAACTAAAGAAGAAGGTGCAGGAGTAAGTTTTGATAATGCAGGTGAAGGTTACACTGCTCGTTATACACACGAGACAATAGCCTTGGCTTTTGCACTTACCGAAGAAGCTATAGAGGATAATTTATATTCACAGCTCGGCTCTCGTTATACGAAAGCTTTGGCTAGAAGTATGCAACACACCAAAGAAGTAAAAGGTGCAAATGTGTTAAACAATGCATTTGATACCAACTTTGCTATTGGTGATGGGCAACCTCTCATTTCTACAGCACACCCTTTAACAGGTGGTGGAACTGCTAGAAACAGAGCAAGCACTATGGCTGATTTGAATGAAACTTCTTTAGAAGATAACATCATTGATATTTCAACATTTGTTGATGACAAGAATCTAACTATTGCAGTTAGACCTGAAAAACTAATTGTGCCACCACAGTTGGTGTTTGTAGCTGATAGGCTTCTAAACACACCGGGCAGAGTTGGAACTTCAGACAATGACATCAACTCAATTAGAAATCAATCTTCTATACCAAGTGGTTTCTCAGTGAATCATTATCTCAATGACCCTGATGCATATTACATCTTGACATCTGTGAATAGTGATGGTGAAGGACTCAAAATGTTTGAGAGATCACCAATGGAGACAACCATGGAACCTGAGTTTTCAACAGGTAACATTAGGTACAGAGCAAGAGAAAGATATTCTTTTGGTGTTTCAAATTGGAGAGGGGTGTTTGGTTCCCAAGGAGCTTAATATTCTCAACCATAAAAAAGGGGAGCTTTTGCTCCCCTTTTTTTTGCATTAGATTTAGTCAAGATACTTGGTGCTTCTTTTTTCATCAGAGTGAACTCTCTCATACTGACGAATTTCTTTTGCAACCTTAACAACATTGGTTTGAGCCAGCTTTAGCTTTCTATCCCAAGCCTTCTGCCTCTTCAACATTCTTTCATACCTCTGAGCAACCCTGTTAATTTTTTTCTTAACCTTTGGATTTGCTAAAGCATCATTGGATTTTTCCAAAAAGCCTTTGTCAAAGAAATACTTTGTGCATCTAAGTTCAATCAAAGAATGTTCTGCACTGTGAGGTCTAAGGTTTGGATTGACTCTATTGTCTATCCAGTGTGACCAAAGATGAATTATGTCACCCCACCCTCTATCACAGTTTATAGATACCACACCTCTTCTGACCCATGTGTGTCTATTGCCAGTGACCTGCTTTATGGTTTTGTGTGGAAGCTTCCTACCTGTTTCTCTTTTATACAAAGCTCTAATTAAGTTCTTTGCAATATTAAAGTCAACTGGCTCAAGTGATGTATTCCATCTTATTGAACATTTATTATCTCTCCACAAAGTATTAACTTTTGAATAGTTTGCAAGAGCTTCTTGTGATGTTTGCATAATTTTCTCCTTTTATGATTTTTTATGTATAACTACATTATAACACTTTTTAATACTTAATGCAAATATGAAATTGACCTTACATCCAAAAGTTATCTTTGCTATACTGATTTGAAACCAAGGTAACTTGTTGTTTCAACTGACTTGGCAGACTTACTCCAAAGATGAAGCAACTTATTTAGTTAGGAGAAATTATGGCTAAATCAACATTTTCAGGACCGGTTAGATCACTAGCTGGTTTTATTTCATCAGGTAATGCTTCAGTTGTAAGCTTAACTGCTGATACATCAATAACAGTGGATTCACATGCAGGTAAGGTGCTTTTGTGTAATGATGCTGATGGTAAGTTTACTTTACCATCCATTGTCTCAACTGCTCCTGATAGCAATGATGACCCAAACCAACTCAACAATCTTGGGTCAACATTTACATTTGTAATTGTAACTGCCGCTACTGATCTTGACATCTTGACAGATGGCACAGATAAGTTTGTGGGTGGACTTTACACTGGTGTAACAGATGCTACAGGTAAAACTTTTATTTCAGGTGCATCTAATGATGTAATTACATTGAATGGCTCAACCAAAGGTGGTCTTGCTGGAAGTATTATTAAGGTAACTGCTATAGCATCCGCTAAGTATGCTGTTGAAGGCATAACTTTAGGTTCAGGAACTTTAGTTACACCATTTGCTGACGCATAATTAGGAGCTTAATATGTCCACAAGAATGACAGGCAGTGATGTTAAAACTGCAACTACTACATCCAGTGCAACTGGTGGAGTTGCTTTAACATCAGGTAGATCAAGGCTTAGAGGATATGTGATTGCTGGTGGTTCATCAGATGGAACTGTAACTTTTAGGAATGGTTCTGTTACAGGAACTACTTTGTTTATTGCTCCATGCAATGCTAATGACACTGAAACATTAAACATACCTGATCAAGGTGTGTTGTTTGAAAGTGGCATACATGTGGTGTTAAGTAACATTGACAGAGCTACTATCTTTACCTCTTAGAGTAAAATCAAATAATAGCCTTAGCAATAAGGCTATGTATTTAAGATGGCTGTAAAGAAAGCAAGAAAGCAAAAGATGGTGCCACGCACCAAGAAAAACTTTAGACCAACCAAAAAAGGTGCTGGCATGACTGAGGCTGGTGTTAAGGCTTACAGGAGAAAGAACCCCGGCTCTAAGTTAAAAACAGCAGTAACTAAAAAGAAGAATCTGACAAAATCAGAAAAGGCAAGAAGAAAATCTTATTGTGCTAGAAGT